TCCAGACCGAAGGCGACCTTCTGCGCGGGCGACATGCCGGCGGTGTCGGGCGCGCTGTCGCGGTTGTTCGCGCCTCCTGCAGGTACGACGGTGGTGGTGGTCGTGGTGGTGTGCGCCGTGGCGGCGGCGACGATATCGGCGGCGCGCTTCGCGGCCGCGTCGACTGCGTCGAAGGTGTCGCCCGGCAGGTGCTCGGGCTGCAGGTGGTGCGTCTCGGCGAGCGTGGCGCGGTAGCGCTCGACGCCGGCGGTGAGTGCGGCGCGCGCGGCGTCGGCGTCGGCGCCCGCGCTCTGCGCCGCGGCGGCGGCGCTGTCGGCTGCGGCTGCGCGGTCGCGGATGTTGGTTAGTTCGGTTTCGTCGATGGTCACGTCGGCCATGGTCCTCGTCCTTTCGTGTTGTGGGTGGGCGGCGCGCGTCTGGCGGGTACGCGCGCCGCCCCTTCGAGAAGGAGACGCCTCGGTTACGGACGCACGCCGTTGAGGCGCGCCAGCGTGACGGCGCTGCCCTGGCAGAGCTGCACGTACATCTTGAGCCGGGTGCGGGTGGCGTCCTTCGTCTCCAACGCGCCGATGTCTTCGATCATGATGGGCGTGCCGGCGCCGCCGCTGTTGTAGACGGCGTACAGGCCGCCCTGGTCCTCGCCGAGCTTGCCGGCGTAGATGCTGCTGCAGTCGGACGACGTGCCGACGGTCTGGGCGTCGCTGATGTAGTCGGACAGGAGGATGGGGATGCCGTTGTACACGGCGATCCAGCGGCCGAAGTCGGCGCGGGTCTCCATGCTCGCGCCGCTGGCGCGGAAGAGGTTGGACATCTTGCGGCGGCTGCGCTTCGACATCAACAGGAAGTCGGGCGCGCCGCCCTGCACCATGTCGATCAGCGTGTCGAGCTCGTCGAGCGTCAGCGTGCCGCCGTTGGCGCCGCCGGTGCAGATGCGTTTCTGCGCCGCGCCGAGGCCGGTCATGATGACGTCGAGTCCTTCCATTTCGAGCGGCGTGCCGGTGCCGGTGGCGTTGATGAGGCCGTCGTCGAACTTCCGCTGCAGGGCCTGCGCCTTGCCGAGGATGATCGTCGCTTGGATGTCCTGCACGTTGCTGCGCGAGATGGCGATGTAGCGGTCAACGTCGGCGTCGCCGCCGAGGATGCACAGCGCCTTCGAGAGCTGCGTGAAGGTCGCGACGCCTTCGGTCCAGGTGTCGCCGACGTCGTGGTAGGCGACGGTCGGCGCGACGTTCTCGCGGTTGTAGGTGAGGGCGTTGCCGTTGAGTTCGGTGAACGGCAGCACCAGCGAGATGTCGCTCGACTTCAGCACGCTTTCGTAGACGCCCTGGAGGACGACGTCGTTGCTGAGCTTCGCGGCCTCGGCAAGTGTGAGGGCCATGGGTCACGTTCCTTTCGGCTGGTTGCTTTTCGTCGCCGCTAGTCTACACGGTTCCGTGTAGCGTGCGTGCGATGGCTTCGATGGCGAGCGGGAGCCGCGGCACCCACTGATCGCGCGTCGCGCCGCAACACTCGGTCGGGTCGCTGGCGCGGGCGGCGTCGTGGTGGCTGATGACCGGGAGCATGCGGCCGGCGTACGACCAGGCGGCGATGCTGGCGAGGGCGGCGACAAGCTGGCTGCCGATCGGCGGCGGCGTCTGTTGCCAGAGGCCGGCGGTGCAGTGGCCGATGCTCTTGTGGTTGCGGCCGGCGACGTTGGCGCGCTGCGTGTCGAACGAGCCGACCAGGTAGAGCCTGCCGCTCGGGAAACCGTACGTGTGATAGCCGATGCCGCCCCACCCGTTGGCGCGGTGCACTTCGTGCACGACCTGCAGGCGTTGCATTTCGGCGGGGAAGTCGTCGCCTTCGAGCGGGTCGTCGGCGTAGTACGCGGCGTCGTGGTGCTGGCTGACGAAGCGCACGAGCGCGGCGTCGCGCTGCGCCATCGTGCGGCCGACCTGGACGGATGGGAAGTCGCCGCGCACGTCGATGAGCGCGACGCCGGCGTAACGGACGAGCGGGCGCCCGTGGTCCTCGGCGGTGGCGGCGTTGAGGTGGTTGGCGTAGTTGGCCTTCATGAAGAGCAGTTGATCATACGGCGGGGGTGTCGCACAATCTGCGCCCGGAGGTGGCGCGTGGTCCCCTGGCTGACGTGGTACGAGAACCTGCTGCTGGCCGTTGCCCTCGGCCTGCTCATCGGCATGTCGATCGTGACGCTCTGGCTTTAGACCCAGACGGCGACAACGGCGGCGTCGGCGGGGTTGGTGTCGTCGAGCATGGCGACAAGGACGTTCCGCCCGGCGACCATCTCGGCGCTAGCGATGTCGCGGGCGACGGGGATGGACTTTAGCCAGGTCGTCAGTGAGCCGACGAGCTGCACGTCGGCCAGGTACGTGCCGCTGTACCAGACTTTCAGGATCCCGTGTCGCATGGTCGCCGGCGGCGTGCTGGTGTCGGGCATGGTCAGATGGCTCCTAGTAGCAGCGTCTGTTCGTAGACGGCGACGGGGCGGCGCTCGTATCGCCAGTCGATGCCCTTCACGCGGCGCTTGATGGCGCTGCCGCTGATGTAGCCGTCGCTGAACTCCACCATGTCGTAGAGCTCCTGGCCACAGTTGGGCGGCACGATGATGAGGCCGGCGTCGGCGTCGAGCGCGCGCCGCCGAAGGTGGGCGGTCGCGGTCGCGGCGGCGGTCGCGCCGGTCGTGCTGGTGGCGTCGCGCATGTAATCGCGCGGCGCGCCGGCGACGGCCGCGGCGTTGTAGTCGATGGCCTCGCCGAACGCGCCGGTACCGAAGGCGTAGGCCTCGGCGGCGCGCGGCTGTTCGGTGCGCAGCTGCACGGAGCGCAGCGGGTGGGCGACGCCGAAGGTGTACGTGGTCGCGTCGCCGGGCATGGGTTGGAGCATGACGCAGCCGGCGATGCTCGTCATGCGGATGCGGTCGGCGAGGAACGATAGCGCCTGCTGGGCCGCTTCGAACGCCGACATCTGCGCGGGAATTGTGAACTTCGGGGTCACGGTGTCGGCGCGCGTCGAGACGCCGGCGCCGCTGAGGCGCAGGCCGGCGCGCGACATCATGCGGAGAAGGATGCTGTAGTAGCTGTCGGCGGTGTGCACGATTTGCATGCGCTGACGGTTGCGGCGCAGGAGTTCCCACCCGCCTTCGACGTGCAGGCGGAGGACGCTCTTGCCGCCGCTGCGCCGGTACTCGGTGGCGGCGATCCACATGTCGGCCATCTTCGACGTGAGGTAGCCGCTGCTGGTGTAGTAGCCCCATCGCACATCGAGCCGGTTGCCGATGGTGACGGGCGACGGCGGGCCGGCGTAGGCGCCGCCGCTGTTGTCGAGGTCGATGTAGCCGGTGGTCGAGGCGTCGCGCTCGCGGATGATGAGGCCGACGACGTCGTCGGTGAGCGTGGTGCGGAGCTGCGTCTGCGGCGCGCGGTACACGTAGTCGGGCGCGGTCTCGTAGACGTAGCCGACGGCGTTGGCGTCGGCGGCGAGCGCGAGGCCTTCGGCGCCGAGGTAGCCGACGGGGATGGGCGCGGTGAACATGTTGGCGCCGATGACCCACGTGTTCAGCGGGTGAAGGGCGATGCGGTACGTGCGGGTCGCGCCGCCGGTGAAGGCGTCGGCCTCGACGTAGTTGATGCGGAAGGCGTCGAAGTACGCGGCGAACGGGGCCTTGTAGCTGACGTTGCTGTCGCTCTCGGCCTGCTGCTGGATGGCGAGGGTGCCGTAGGTGTTGAGCGGCGCGTCTACTCCGTCGCCGTAGATCTGCGTCCAGAGCGTGCGGCGGAGCGTCGTCGCCTCCACGCCCGTGAGCGCGATGTCGTAGTCCGCGCCGAAACAGACGGCGACGCCGTTGAGGCTGCTGAATGTTGACGCGCTGACGGCGGGCGCGGCCCAGACGCCGGTGTTGCGTTTGCAGATGGCGAGCGTGGCGGCGGTGACGTAGGCGACGGCGCAGTCGCCGCCCGCGGCTTTGTAGGCGACGGAGAGATCGACGACGGCGGCGGCGGCTGTGAACGCCGCGGCTTCGGCCGTGAAGTTGACGCCGTAATCGGTGGACTCGCGCCACTTGACGCCGGTGCCGGCGGCGTCGGTGTAGATGACGATGACGCGCGCGCCGATGGCTGCGCACGCGACAACGTTGCCTTTGCCCGGCGGCGTGAACGCGACCCACGTGCCCCACGGTCCGGACGCCGGCGTCGCGACGCGCTGGTAGTAGATGGTCCCTGCGCCGTCGGAGCGGACGCGCACGAGTGAGCCGTCGCCTGGCACGCAGACGTCGTGCTTGGCGATGGTCTGGGCGGTGGCGTCGAGGAACTCGAAGTCGAGGCGGCGGAGCGCGCCGATCGAGTTCTCGGCGGTGACATCGACGCGCGGCTCGTTGGTCGCGCTCTGCTGTGCTGTGGTTAGCGCCGCGGCGAGGGTTCTCACGGGGTGGCCGCTGCGGCCGAAGTGTAACGGTTTCGGAGATCTCTGTTGCGTTGGTGGCGGCGGCGGCGGCGGAATGCGGCCTGGCGGCACGCGTTGCTGCAGGTCTTGGCGCGTGGTGGTCGGTGTCCCATGGGTCCCCCGCATTGGTGGCAGCGCACGTCAGTACTTCACGCGGCCCTGCTCGAAGACGGCGGGCGCGTCGGTGCTGTACATGCGACGGGCGCGGACGGTGTTGCGGCGCCCGAGGCGCTTGAGCTCGGCGCGGAAGTAGGCCAGGCGCTCGTCGCCGAGCACCTTGTAGCGGCCCCATACGTCCTCGCCGCCGGTGTTGAGTTTGTTGATGGCGTAGACCTCGCGGTCGAGGGCGGCGTAGGCGCTTGCGCCTGCGGCGAGCAGGTCGTCGTACACGGCGGGGATGGTGCTGTTCGAGGCGTCCACCAGGTGCTTGGCGAGCCAGTAGACGTTGACGTTCTCGGCGCCGACGGGCGCGCCTGCTACGTCGAGCGTGAGAGTTGAGGACCATGCCGAGAAGCCGACGAAGCGCGGCGGGAACTCGCCGACGGGCCACTCGACGCGCTCGATGTCTACGCGGTCGGTGAGGGTGGTGATGGCGAGGTCGCGGCTGCCGGCCGTCGTCGTTAGCGTGGTCTTGAGTTCGCGCGGCAGTTCGATGGAGAGCTCGTTGACGGCGTGGTCGATGTGGCGGTCGAGCACGGCGTCGGTCCAGACGTAGGCGGCGGCGTCCTCGTCATGGAGGGCTTTGCGAACGTTGGCGCGGTGTGCGGCGAGGTTAGCTGCCATGTTGGTTCCTTATCGCGTGGCGGGTGGTTTGTCGAGGAGCTGGCGTAGCCACTCGTCGGGGGTCCAGGGCGCGCCGCGGGCGATCGATGCGTCGTGTGCGGTTGCGTACGACATGTACGCGTCGGCGATTCTGGCTGCCGATTGTTTGTCGGGGGCGTCCGCGCCGAGGGCCGTGAGCGCCGCCTGGATGTCGTCTGTCGTCGGTCGCGCCGTGGTCATCGGTCTGCAGTCTACACCGGGACCGTTTCGTACATGAGGGCGATCGGGCGAATTTCGCCGCCGAGTGTCGAGCGCATGCGGATGGCGACGCGCTCGCCGGCGACGACGTCGACGGGGCGTGCGAACGGGTGGTTGTGGTGGACGCAGAAGATGCCGTCGCCCGGCACGCTGGCGATCTCGTGAGCGACCTCTGAGCCGGCTGCGCCGGTGCCGATCTGGTAGTGGTTCGTGCGCGCGGCGGCGACGGCGGCGCCGCCGCTGCAGATGGCGATGGGGCGGAGGCGTGTCGCGGCGGAGGCGATGAACTGGGCCCAGGCGCCGTAGAGGTTGGCGGTGGCGTTGGCGGTGACGTTAACGCTGCCGGCGATCGCCGGGGTCTGGAGTTGGAGCGAGCTGGTGGAGCCGGCGGCGTAGGTGTCGCCGTCCCATGCCGTGGCGCCGGCGAGCGGGTCGGCCTGGGCGTGGATGACGAGGCCGAGTGTTACGTCGCCGGCGGCGGCGGTCGTCTGGCGGATCCGGAACGCGAGCCTGG